AGGCTGGATGCCTAGTAAAGAAGACATAGATACAGATAAGTGGAATCAAGTAACTAATATTGTAAATGAAAATTTCTATTTTATAGAAAATGAAAGATATGATTTAGATTCTGTGTTAGCTAAGGGTGCTGAGCTTGTTAAGCGTAAAGGCATAAAATGTTTAGTTATAGATCCATATAATAAAGTTAAAATGAACGGATCTAGCGCTATGAGTATACCAGATGCTACAATGGAGTATCTTACTAGGATAGAAGCTTTTGCTAAAAAGTATGACGTTTTAGTTATAGTTGTTGCGCATCCGACTAAAATGTATAAGAAAGATGATGGAACAATGGATGAACCGACAATGTATTCTATTAAAGGCGGTGGTGAGTGGTATGATGCTAGTTATCACGGTTTGCTTGTTCACCGTAATTACACTAATAATACGGTTAAAGTTAAAGTTCTCAAAGTTAAATTCCAAAACTTAGGTGAAAATCAAGCTGAAGCACATTTTAAATGGAATAACTTAAGTGGCGATTATATACCTTTAACTGATTCTGCAAATGAAACGCTGCCATGGGAAGTGGCTTAAAAAAAAGAAAAGCACATAAAGGTTTAACGTATGCTTTTAATAGTTGTTATAAACCACATAAAGATCATGATGTTTGGAATGCTTATTGTATTAATAACAACATTAGGATTAGCCCAAAGCCAACTCAGCAAGGATTATCTCCTGAAGAATGGAGGGTAGAGATAAGATTAGGCGTTTTTAAAAAAGATGAAAAAGCTTATTTAACACCAAACGTGTACATTGTAGATAACATATTTCAAGAAATAGAGCGTATAAAAAAATATTATTATGATAAAAGAAAAAAATAATACGTTACAATTTAAACATATAAGTGATAATAATGTATGATAAATATTGAAGAAGAGTATTTAGGTTTAATGTCTGGCGTTTTGCACGGAGGCACACCTAAAGATGATAGAACAGGAACTGGAACAAGAAGTGTATTTGGCAGAATGATAAGACACGATATGTCTTTAGGTTTTCCTTTATTAACAACTAAAAAAATATATTTTAATCATGCGCTTACTGAACTACTTTGGATTTGTCAGGGTCGTACCGATATTAAGTATCTTCACGATAACGGCGTTTCTTATTGGGATCTCGACTACAATAGATCTGGAAGAAAAGATGGAACACTGGGCCCTGTATATGGCCATCAGTGGCGTAATTTTAATGGGGTTGATCAGTTATATAATGTTATTAGAGACATTAAACAAAACAAAACCTCACGTAGATTATTGGTTATGGCTTGGAACCCTGCTGACAATGATAATATGGTATTGCCTCCATGCCATTATGGTTTTCAATTATATTGTAGTGATACACACATAGATTTAATGTGGCAACAAAGATCAGCTGATATATTTTTAGGTTTGCCTTATGATATTGCAATGTATGGATTATTATTAGAATTAATAGCCAAAAATACAGGTTTAAAAGCTGGTAAATTAATTGCAAGCTTAGGGGACTGCCATTTATATAATAATCATTTAGAGCAAGCTAAAATTCAACTTTCAAGAAAAATGAAACCTTTGCCTAGGCTAATATTGAACGCTGGCTTAAATATAGTAAACAATAAGTTAATTGTTCCAACGCATAATGATGTAGCATTAACAGGTTATAATCCCGACCCATCAATAAAAGCGGATTTATCAGTAGGAATTTAAATTACATACATATGAAAAAAATACTATTATTATTGTTTCCTTTATTTTCTTTTGCACAAATGGATTATACTGGAATAAGTGAATTAGGACCTTCTTCGCAAGATTTAAATGTACAAATAAATAATATTTGTAATAATTGTTTTATTTATCAAGTAAATAGATTACCTTTGTATAATTCAATTGAAAGACAAGAACAGGAAATAGATGCATTTGAAAGTAGATCAATGCTTTTATGGAAAACAAAGTATTTAAATAATAATTATAATTTTACGGACAATTCTTTACCTTTAAATCAACAAAATGGAAATTAAAATAAAAGCCGGTAAATACAAAGTGTATCATATCTTAGGTAAAAAAATAGGATGTACTAAAAACATAAAAAAACGCGTTGAAGAAGAGCAAGGTTATAAGCCTGGAGAGTATGAAATATTATACGAAACAGACGACATAAAAAAAGCTTCTAAAGCTGAAAGATCTTTACAAAAAGATCTTGGCTACAAAGTAGATATAAAACCTTATTATAAATTATTTAAAAAACCTATGAAAAAAAATTTAAATGTAACAGATCAAACAACAACATTTCCAATAGCGGCTAATGATATTAATAGTGAATTTTTAGCAGATATGCAATGGCAATCACCTTATGGCTCTGTTATATTAGATAGCGTAGACAAAATTGAATGGGTTTTAGATAATATTAAAAAATCTATGTACAGTTCCGGTAGGTCTTATATATACAATAAAGCTCTTAGCGAAGCTGGCCCTTTTAAAAAGCTTGAAATTGAATTAGATTTTAATTTTAATAAAATAAGAAAATGGGCTGCAAATAAAGGTATATACTCTCAAGGAGATTCTAAAACTCAATACATTAAGCTTATGGAAGAAGCAGGAGAACTTGCTCAGGCTATATTAAAAGAAGATGAGCCAGAGATTATAGATGCAATAGGTGATATGGTTGTTGTTTTAACTAACTTAGCTAAAATGAGAGGACATAATATAGAAGACTGTATAAGCTCAGCCTACAACGTTATATCTAAACGTTCAGGTAAAATTATTAACGGAACATTTGTAAAAGATGAATAAAAAAGAAATTGATTTTAGAGATCCTGTAGTTGAACGTGTTGTAAATAAATTTGTATCACGTTCTGACGTAGGTTTTAAGAAGTATGGAGTTACTTTAGATAAAGATCCATCAGAAATGTTTGCTTGGCTTAATCATTTACAAGAAGAACTTATGGATGCCGTACTGTACTTGCAAAAAGCTAAAGAAGTTTACACAGAAGATTTTATGGAAAAGTCTATTAAAACTGAAGAAAAGCTATACTCTAATTCTATATCTGATATTGCTGATCCAGGACCGCCTGATCAATTAGGATACTTAATTAATAAGGTAGCATGGGAAACAAACAACACATGAAAAAACGATCTAAAAAGCGTGGACCGGTACAAGCTAAAAAAACGTCGTATGACGGCATTAATTTTGCATCAGGGCTAGAAAGATACACTTATATGGCCTTAAAAAAAGCTAAATTATTTGAAGGATATGAAAATGAAGTGTTTCAACTTATCGAAGGATTTAGTTTTGAAAACCAGTCTTATGAAAAACAATCAAACGGGAAAGGTGATTATACAAACCGAGGGCAAAAAAAAATACTGGGAATTAAGTATACACCTGACTTTGTGGGGAAAGATTATATAATTGAGTGTAAAGGAAGAGCTAATGAATCTTTTCCTTTAAGATGGAAACTATTTAAATTATGGCTTACAAACAACAAGATTGGAAAGACGCTTTACAAGCCGCAAAACCAGAAAGAAGTGGATCAAACAATAATTTTGATCAAGGAGAGGCGAAAAAACAAGCGCGATTAATGTATAATAAAAGATCTTTGCAAAAAGAAATAAAAAAATTATTAACAAATAAAATAATAAAATTTAATGACGTCATTAGAATTCAAAACAGATACGGAATTTACGTTACCTGAGTATTATAAAGAAAGAATAAATTTTCACATGAACATGTTAAATTATTATTTAAATGAACAAAAAAATCATGAGTAGTTGGGAATTAAGTTTCGGGCTTTATCCTGGAGTGGTAATTGGTATTAGAAGTTATCCTGCAGAAAAGCACGTTGAGCACGTATTATATTTACCCTTTGTTGAATTATGTTTAACTATAAATTATGACTGAAAATATAAAAGAATATGTTTTAAAAAAATATCCTAAAAGATTTAAAAACCAACCTATTTTAATTAAAGAATTTAATAGTTATTTTGAAATAAATCACAATAAAGATGCTAGTCCTTTAATTTTAAGTAAAAAAATATTTAAATGAAAGAAAGTAAATTAATAGAAATGTCTAATAAAATAGACACTTTAGGCGGAGTACTTAATAGAATTATTCAAGAGCTAGAAAACTTAAAAGATTTATCTATAGGTACAACTGAATTAATAAAGTTAATGCCTGGTTATAAAAAAGCTTTAAAAGAGTTAACTAAAATTTTTGAAGAAAGAAAAAAAGAACAAGAAACAAAATTAGAAAATTAAATGGGATTATTTAACGAAAGAATACCTTACAAGCCATTTGAATATCCAGAATATTATACTGAAGGATGGCTTAAGCAAGCACAAGCGTTTTGGTTACACACAGAAATACCAATGTCTGGAGATGTTAAAGATTGGAATGAACATCTTACTGATGCAGAAAAAAATCTTGTAGGCAATATTCTTTTAGGATTTGCTCAAACAGAATGCGCGGTATCAGATTACTGGACGCAAAAAGTAGTAGGGTGGTTTCCTAAACATGAAATTAGACAAATGGCTATGATCTTTGGATCTCAAGAAACTATTCATGCAGTTGCTTATTCTTATTTAAATGAAACTCTTGGTCTTGAAAATTTTGAAGCGTTTTTACAAGATGAAGCAACAATGAAACGTTTTGATAATTTAATTAGTTATGATGGAAATAAACCCGCTGGAATTGCAAGAAGCCTTGCGATATTTAGTGCCTTTGCTGAAGGAGTATCTCTTTATTCTGCTTTTGCTGTTTTATATAGTTTTCAACTCAGAAATTTATTAAAAGGCGTTGGTCAACAAATGAAATGGAGTGTAAGAGATGAATCTTTACATTCTAAAATGGGATGTCAGCTTTTTAGGCATATGTGTCAAGAAGATCCTAAGCTTCTTAAAGAATGTGAAGAAGATATTTTATATTCAGCTCAGGCTATGTTAGAAGCGGAAGAGAAATATATAGATAAAATGTTTGAAAAAGGTGATATAGCTAATTTAAAAGCTTATGATCTTAAGCAATTTATAAGAAAAAGATTAAATGAAAAACTTTCAGAACTCGGTTACAGCAACCGTGGGGAACACTTTAAATATGACGGAGACGGAGCAGACAAATTGGATTGGTTTTATCATCTTACTGGTGGTCATACTCATACTGACTTTTTTGCTATGCGACCAACTGATTATTCTAAAGCAAATGAAGGGGAAGATTTTGAAGATATTTGGTAAATTAAAATAAAATTAAATGAAATACTTATTTACAACAGCACTATTGTTGATTTTATCAACGCACACTTTTGCACAGCTAAATAATACCCAAGGGTTGTGGGTGAGCCAAGACCATGAATATGTTGAAATAAAATGGGATAATACTTTTGAAAGGTATTCTCTTGTTAATAAAACTAAATTAATATTAGCTTTTGGTTCTATAAAATTAGCGGATGGTGAGCTACAGATTATAAGAAAAGATACTATAGCTGGCTATAACTTATGTTACTATATAGGTTCTGAAACACTGGTTATATGCAAACCCTATTCTAGCAAAGCATGGTTATTTCAAAAAATAAGATGAAAACAATAAAACAACAATGGCTTAGCTCATTAGTAAAAGAAAGGAAACTATCCCCAGCTGAGAGACTATCTTCCCGGTTGGGGTATATGGGATCCGCTTTTATTATGTTATCACCATATCTTTTAAGCTATGGTAACTTAGGCGCTTTAACCTATATAGCAGGTGGTTTGCTATTAACGCCTCAGGTTTGGATTGCTAAGCAGTGGAACTTAGTTATTATTAATATTAACCTTGTGATAGGTTATTTAATTTATTTATACAATTTATAATGTGGAACAATGATTGGAAAAAAGGTAAGGATTATCCTTATTGGGGAGACACGGAAGTGTATAAAAAAACAATATCAGGCGGTTATCTTGTAAATAATGAAACCCCTAGAGACGCTTACACAAGAGTAGCTAAGACTATAGCTAAAAGGCTTTATAAGCCAGAGCTAGAAGAAAAGTTTTTTGATTATATATGGAAAGGATGGCTATGCTTAGCGTCGCCGGTTTTATCAAATACAGGAACAGATAGAGGTTTGCCAATTAGTTGCTTCGGCATAGACGTAGCGGATAGTGTAAACGATATAGGTCAAAAAAATTTAGAAATGATGCTACTTGCTAAACACGGCGGCGGAGTAGGTATTGGCATCAACATGATACGTCCCGCTGGAGCTAAAATTACAGGTAATGGAACATCAGATGGAGTTGTCCCTTTTTGCAAGATATATGACTCAACTATACTCGCAACCAATCAAGGATCAGTACGAAGAGGAGCTGCATCCGTTAATCTCAACATCGAACATGCTGATTTTGATGAATGGCTGGAAATCAGAGAACCTAAAGGGGACGTCAATAGACAATCTCTTAATTTACATCAGTGTGCTGTCGTTGGTGATAAGTTTATGCGAAAGCTCGAGAGCGGAGATCAAGAAGCAAGGGTCAGATGGTCTAAGCTTCTCCAAAAACGTAAAGCTACTGGCGAGCCGTATATCCTCTTTAAAGGTAATACGAACAAAACTAATCCAGATGCTTACAAAAAAAACAGCTTAAAAGTACATATGACAAACATTTGTTCTGAAATTACTCTTCATACAGATGAATCGCATAGTTTTGTTTGTTGCTTGTCTTCTTTAAATTTAGGAAAATATAACGAATGGAAAAATACTAATTTAGTTTATGATGCTACTTGGTTTTTAGATGGCGTAATGGAAGAATTTATACAAAAAGCAAAAAATATGAAAGGCTTTGAAAATTCTGTACGCAGCGCTGAAAAAGGAAGAGCTTTAGGATTAGGAGTTTTAGGCTGGCATACTATGCTGCAAAAAAACGGTATTGCTTTTGAAGGGCTATTAGCTCAGTTTAAAACAAGAGAAATATTTTCTAAGATCAAGATAGAGACTGAAAGAGCCTCTAGAGCGCTTGCGGAGACTTATGGTGAGCCTTTATGGTGTGTTAGCACTGGAATGCGTAATACACATTTAAGAGCTGTAGCGCCCACCGTATCTAATAGTAAATTAGCTGGAAATTTATCGCCAGGAATTGAACCTTGGGCGGCTAATGTTTTTACTGATCAATCGGCTAAAGGAACATTTATACGTAAAAATGAAGAACTTAAAAAAGTACTTAAAAAAATTGGAATCGATAGTAAAGAAACTTGGAATAAAATTTTGGAAGATGGTGGATCCATTCAAGGAATTAAAGAACTTGATGAATGGTATTACGATCACGGAGGACGACTTACCCAAAATGTAGAGGGTGAGCCTGTGAAAAACGTATTTAAAACATTTAAAGAAATAAATCAATTAGAACTAGTGGGGCAAGCAGGAATACGTCAAGATTATATTGATCAATCAGCATCACTTAACTTAGCATTCCCCGCTGAAGCAGAGCCTAGATGGATTAACAAAGTTCATTTTGAAGCTTGGAAACGTGGTATAAAAACTTTATACTATATGAGAACTGAATCAGTTCTTAGGGGTGATATAGCTGCAAATGCTATGGACCCAAATTGTGTATCCTGTGACGGATAATTAATAATTAAAACAAAAACAATGGCTAGTAAATTTACTTTTGCAGATGCAAAAAAACAAATCAAACAATTAGAACAAGAATTACAACAAGCTAAAACAAAAGCTGGTAATATTATTCTTGATACTTCCGACAATGTATTTACAAGTGCAGAGTTGAAGAAAATTAAATTATTAGAGCTATGGTCAGTGTTAGGGCCTATAGTGGGTATTATAATTGGATTAATATTAGGTTAATATTAAAAATAATTAAAGGGGAGCTTGCCGTGATGGTTTGCTCCCCTTTTTTTTATTAGCCCTTTACTTTCCTCTATTGGCAAATTTATTAATTATTTTGCTTTGCTCTTCTCCTGTTTGTCCAAACCTTGTTTTGATCTCGGAATTCAGCGCGCTAAAGTTACCCTGCGAGGTCTGTCTGTCATCGTCTTCTCCAAACCAATTTACACCCCCTTTAAATACTTTTTTCTTATAGTTCTTTAGCCTATTTCTCATGTCGTCAGAAATATATCTATTTTCTCCTGGGTATACCCCGGCAGCGCCGCTATAAGTGTTAGAAGAATTTAATTTAGGTTGATCAGCTAATGCTTCTGGAATTGTATCATTAGTTTTATCACCTAGCTCGGTTCCTTCTTTCGGAGGAGTAAGAATTTCAGTTGTTTTTTCCCGGTTATTTTTTTCAATAGCTTCCTCGGGAGTGGGGTTCGGGTCTCCAAAATATCCATTTCTGCCTTTTGCTTCATACCCTATTTCTCCAGAACCTTTCGGAGTTATGTCTTTTTCTCTTTTTGGCTGAATTATATCAAAATATTGATCCGCTTCATCTCTTGTACCTCCTTTACCTTTGCCAAACCCTTTAGTGGCATCGTAAGTAGAACCATCTGCCCTTTTCATATTCTGCAAAGTACCAGACCCGTCTTTTCTATACATTCTTTCATCTACACCATTGCCTTCGCCAATTATATTAGTGCTTAAACCTAAACCTCTTAAGTATTCACCGGTTCTTTGCTTAAATCTATCTCTTCTATTTTGCATGAAGTCTTTAGCTTGTTGATCGCTTAAGCCTTTTTTTTCGCCAAGTTTTTCGGCTCTTGTGTTTTTACGGTACTCTTTAGCAAGGTTGCGTTCTTCTATTCGCTTACTTCTTTTAGACACGACCTTATCGCTAGGCCCGCTTCCGTAATCAACAAATTTTAAATCACCTTCCTCCGTATTTTGTTTTTTAAGACTATCAAAAGCGCCAACATTTCTTTCTCCATATTTAACTTTTTCATTTTTCCCGCGTACCGTGGTAGCCTCGCCATCTTTTAATCTATTTTGATTATAAGCTTCAACTCTTTCAAGTTCTTTTTGACGTTTTCTTTCAGATGCAATTTTTTCTTTACGTGTCATATTGTAATATTAATTTATGCAGATCTTTCTGCTTTGTTAGCCGCCTTTTCCCAAGGCAACTGCGGATGCCCTTCTATGTATAATTTATTATTATGCTCAATTTTACCACTTAATCTTTGATAATCTTTACCTTTATATGTAACTTTATTTTCTGTGTAATCTAATATTCCGGCTTTTAATTCTTTTTGATGAAACTTTTCATGGGCCATTACTTTCTTTTTTTGAGCTGCCGGTAAATTAGGATCAACCTCTATTGTTCCGTCTTTATGAGCCTTACCAACAATTTTTACCCCTTCATTTGTTACTTTATTAAGAGCACTATCATCTAAATCAAGATCTAAATCTAAATCAAGATCTAAATCTAAATCTAAGTCTAAATCTAAATCTAAATCTAAATCTAAATTAAAACCATTACTATTTTTTTGATAATCAGATAATCCTAATTCCCATTTAGACCACCCTAAAGCTAAAAATAATTTTTGCCATGCTTCAGATTCTTCATTGGCTATTGCAGCTAAGTTTTGAGTTTTTCTTATAACTCTATCTAAAGGAAGACCGCCAAATGAAGCAACATTACCAGCAATTTCCAAAGCCTTGTTGTCAGGAGAAAGTTTAAAAGTATCATTTTTAATTTCTTTTTCATTGTATTTATATATATTCCCTATTGCTACTATGTCTTTTAACTTAGTATTAAGAGGTGGTGATATAGCTGTAGCCTCTAAAGCTATTTTATATGGATTATCAATTTTACCATATTTTTCTAATTGTTCGCCAGCTTCTGCTATTACACTATATATAGCTCCCACGACAGCTCCTGGATTACCTAAACTTTTGGCGTAAGACGTTAAAGATCTTTCAACGGCTAAAAGCGATTTTTCATCCATTAATTTTTCTTTTTCATCTTCGTCATCTTCAAATGCTACTGCAAATAAAGCTGTTTGTAAAGCATTAAAAAGCATTGCTTGACCTACAGAATAATATAAAACACTTTGTAAATCTTGCCTTACTTTATTGCCTCCACCTTCAGCAGCAGATCTTCCAGAAACTACATCTTGTAATTTTCTTTTTACTATACGAGCATATTGAAATGGTGTATTAGCAAAAGCGTAAATAACTTTACCCACAGAACTTGATTGAATTTCAGATATTTTAGAAGGATCAGAAGACTGCTGGGACTCTTCAGCAGTACTTTGCCATTGTCGCATAGCTTCTGCTTTAGCATCAGCTTCAGGCATACCGTTAGCCATTAAAGCATTCATAGTATTTCTGTAAAAAGCGGCCCCTCCTAATGCAATAGCAAAGCTATCTGACATTCTAGTAGGTAAAAACCCAAACTTAAGAATTTTATTTAGTCCTGTAGCATCACCTGCGGACATTTCATCAGCCAATACGTCAAACTTAGCGCCTTCTCTTCTATTTTTTAAATAATCACTATTCCAAAGAGTATTAAAATCTTTTTTCCATTCACCACTAAACATAGCAGCTGTTGCTTGAAATATATTATTATTAGCTTTTCCTATAAAATTTAACGATGACAATAGCTGTAATACAGCAGACCTAGTATTTACAAACATTGTAGTTGCCACAGCTCTATTTATCCAGTTTAAAAAAGCGTTAGACTGAGCGTCAGTGCTAACTCTGTTTCTGCCTGTTTTCATTCTTTGCAAAGAATTTTGTAAAGCTTGTCTAAACTTTTTACCATACAAGTTTTCAATTTCTTGCATGTTGTCTTTATTAAATATATTATCTACATTTTCAGAAAACACTTGTAAATGCTTAGCTCTAGTTCCAGAATTGATAGCGTCGTAAATAGACTTATTAATAGTAGTATCGTTTCTCCATGTAGTTTTGTAGTCTATAGGAAAATTTTGTTCAATTTGATCAGCAAGAGCTTTTAACTCAGGGTCATTTTCAACAGCTTCTACTAATGCATCAATATAGCTTTGTTTTTCTATATCAACATCTATTCCGTTTTTAATCCAATTGTAAACTTTAATAGCTTGCCCTTTACTGTAAGGTGTGCCATTTACAGTTTCTTTTAAATCAGATTTAAAATTTTTCATTATTTCAGCAAACTGTTTAGTCTTAGCTAATATTTCAGCTTCAGCAGCAGCAACACCTTTTGAATAAGGTTCTAATATAGTTGATTGAAAAAACTTTTTAGCTTCATTACCTAATTTACCTCCTGGTAAAAAAGCATAAAGTAATCCTTTAATATCTTCTGCATTTGGTGGTATAAACCATTTTGATGGCTTACCTAGTCTACCCGTTATAGAGTTTAATATTTTTCTAAAGTTTTTATTTAATCCTTCGGCTTGATTTTCAGCTTTTGTTTTTTCTTTTTCAATAGCCGCGTCTTCAACTTCTTTTATTCTTGCGTCTAATTCTTGAGAAGTTAAATTTTTATCTGTTTCAACATAAGCTCCCGCCTCTTTTAAAGCTTTAATTTTCTTTTGCCTAGAGACTTCGTTTTGCACACGATCTTTTTTAGCAACAGCTAATGCTTTTTCCGCGACTGTTTCGCCAACTTTAACTTCTTTTAAAGTATTACTTACAAAATCAGCCCATTCAGAAAAACTCATAATGTCTTTAACTTGAGCATAAGAATCTTTTATTGCTGCAACTAAATTTTTACCATTTTCTTTGTAAATTTTTTGTAAAGCTTTTAGCCCTTGATATTCCGGATCTATAGATGTTTTAAAAGCAGGATCAACATTAGCTTTCATTTTTCTAAACCAAGTTTTGCCTTCTGAATCTTTTAATTTTGAAAAGTTTGCTAATGGATCACCAGTTGCTATTTCAGATACAGCTAATTCAATCATTTCATTTATGGTTAAATCAGCTAAATTTTTAGTAGTAGGATCAAAACCTAATATGTTTGCTAAATCAACAAAATATTGTTTTACTAAATTTTTTATTTTGCTAAAAGTATTACCTGTTTTAAATCCTTTTTTAGCTCCATAATCTTCCATTATTCTGGCCATAACCTCATCTTCTAACCGATAAGTATTAATGCCATTTTCATAGTCTTGAACTATTTTATTATATGAAGATAATTTTTTTACTTTTGCAAGGTATTCAGCAAAAAGACCACTTTCTTTAGCTTTTTCAATAAGTTTACTCCAAACTTCAGGAGAAGCTTTACTCACAACAGCATTCCATAAATGACCTGCTTCATGAAGTAAAGTTTCAAGGCCTCTTCCATTTTTTAAATTTATAAATATATTTTCACCATATTTAAATCCATAATTATTTTTAATGCTATCTTTAGATTCTTCTTTTGTTCTTCCGTCTTGTTCTAATATTTCTTCTATAACCGCAGGATCACTTACAAAGTTTAGGTTTACATCTCCATCTCTATTCCAGTTAGCCATAAATATATCACCTAAAGCATCAACAGCTTCTGTTTCGCTTAGCTTGTTTTCAGCTGGCTTATTATATATTTCTTCTTTAGCTGAAGCTATAATAGTTTCTGTAGGATTTAATTTTTCTTCTATAACTTTTTGTTGTGCCTCTATTAAATCAGGAGTAGCTTGAATTACTTCACTTTTTAATCCGGGTATTTTATTTAATACGTCTTTAACAACATTAACATTATTTACAGCATCATCAGTAAAAAACACATTATCGTACCCATATTTATTTATAGCTCTAGTTAAATATGTAGCCTTAGCTTCTGCTTTACTGCTTCCAACGCCTATAAATTTAATTTTATTAGCGTCTTTACCAATGTACTCTTTCATTAGCTTCATAACTGCGTCCTTAGCTCGCATGTTTCTAGCTGTTAGTATAGTTACATTGTCGCCTTTAGCTAATTTATCTTTTAATTGATTTAAACCTTCTAAAACTTGAGGCCTTACAACTTGATCAAATTGTGCAAAATCATATTTTTCGCCTTTACCTAAATTATGTGCTGCAAATTGTGCAGCTGTTAAAGTATAAGTAGAGCCGTCAGGTTTGTTAACTATAACTTCCGAATTTGTTTCAAAAAGTGTATCGTCAAAATCAAAAGCAGATAATCTATTACCTGTTTTATTTAAGCTAGCTCCGTATTCTTGAGCTAAGCTGTTACCGTTAGATAAAATTATTTTGTTTACATCAAGACCAGGTGTAGAAACTAATCTAGATAATCCAGCATTGTTTCCTATTTGAGAATAATATGGAACTCTATATTTAAAACCGGCAGCAGTAATAGCATCATCAGTTTTAACTGATATTAAGTACTGTCCAGCATCCTCGTACATATCATCGATGCGCTGAGAAAGCTCGGCTTCATTTAATGTAAAAACACCTTTTATTAAATTTGCTATAAATTGATTTACAGGAGGAGAATGTTCTTCTCTAAATGATTCATATTCGCCAATTTCAAAACCTTTAAATGGGTAAGAAACTTTAACGCCACCAGTAGTTGATTGAAATAAACCAACAACAACCCGAATCATATCAAACGGATTCATTCCTGCTTTAAACATTTTGTGAAAATCTAAAATAGTTTGTTTTACAACTTTTTGATTCTCTTTAACTTGAGCCGAGTATTTTTCTCGTATTGCATTAAATTTTTGTAAATCTACGGAGCCTCCGTTGGTCAAATTTAGCTGGCTTTTCATTGGAACTTGCGTAAGCTTTCCAATATTAACATCACCTTTATAATTTTCTTTAGCTAATTCTAATACTTTTAAATACCTAGGATCTGTTGTAGAATAAAACAAACTGCCTCTGGAAGCCTTTTCAATTAAATTTCCATTGTTAAAAGCTTCTGTAAAGCTAGCTGTTCCTTTTAAGCCTACTGTTTTGCCATCTCTAGTTTTATATCCAATTACATTTCCATTATTATCTTTAACATTTTCAGCACCACCATTACCTAATTTAGCTGCAACAAGAGAATCTGGACTTAAAAAACCTGATTTTGCAAGATTTTCTAAAGTAGAAATGTAATTATCTCTACCTTCTATAGTGTTTAAAACAGGAGCTTCAAATTTGC